CATCCACCTTCTTTCCGTCTTATATTATGGGACTCCAACCCAAGATGAAGATTATGCAGACTACGCATACGGGGGAACTAGCCGTACGATTTGGTCGTAAAGTGCGTAACTTGATGGATCAAGACGATTACAAAAAAATATTTCCAGAGGTCAAACTGCAATCCGACAACAAATCTGCGGGACGTTGGGAAACCAATAAAGGTGGCGAATACTTTGCCGCAGGTGTAGGCGGAGCGGTTACAGGACGTGGTGCGGATCTATTGATTATTGACGATCCACATTCTGAGCAAGACGCTCTCAGTCCGACAGCGCTGGAGTCTGCGTATGAATGGTACACGTCTGGACCCAGACAGCGTCTACAACCCAACGGATCGATTGTTATTGTAATGACACGCTGGAGTGCGATTGATCTGACGGCTAAGTTATTAGAAGCGCAAAAGGAACCGCTTGCCGATCAATGGGAAGTGATAGAGTTTCCAGCCATATTTCCTGAAACCGACAAACCGCTTTGGCCTGAGTTCTGGCCTGAAGACGAATTATTGAAAGTCAAGGCATCTTTGCCTGGTATGAAATGGAACGCTCAGTGGATGCAAAACCCGACAGCGGAAGAGGGTTCGATTATCAAACGTGAATGGTGGCAACCTTGGGAAAACGACAGCTTACCCAACGTGCAATACATCATGCAAAGTTACGATACCGCTTTTTCAAGAAAAGAATCAGCTGACTTTTCTGCTATATCTACGTGGGGAGTATTCAGACCGACAGATGATTCACCCGATTCTATTATTCTTTTGGATTGTCAAAAAGGTCGTTGGGACTTTCCTGAACTTAAAGAGATAGCCATGCGCGAGTACAACTACTGGGAGACGGATATGGTGTTGATTGAAGCCAAAGCTTCAGGTACACCTCTAACTCAGGAGCTTAGACGTATGGGCATACCCGTAGTCAATTACTCGCCAACCAGAGGCCATGATAAAACCACTCGTATGCACTCAGTCGCACCCGTTTTTGAAGCGGGTATGGTATACGCACCCAAGCGTATGTTTGCTGAAGAGATGATCGAAGAGTGTGCTTCATTTCCTTTTGGCAAAAACGATGACCTATGTGATACTATGACGCAAGCAATCATGCGATTCAGAGAAGGTGGCTTTTTGAATTTGGCTACTGACTACGATGACGATGATATGGGAGTAAGACAGAGGATTTATTATTAATGGCTATAGAGAGACTAACACCCGATTCAGCAAATCAGATGCCTGAAGAAATGGATATGACGACCACGCAATCTGGCGATGGTTTAGAAGACGATATTATTGAAGTATTAGAAGGTCTACAAGAAGCTGACGTAGAGATACAAGAAGACGGTTCTGCGCTACTAGGACCCGCACCCGAAATTCAAATGACATCTGAGTTTGGTGAAAACTTAGCCGATGTTTTGTCTGATAGTGAACTCGGTAGAATTTATATAGATTTAGTAGGCAGTATAGAATCAGATCGTTCCAGTAGAGAAGACTGGGAAAAAACTTATACCGATGGTTTGAAATATTTAGGTATGCGTTTTGACGAAACCCGATCAGAACCATTTGAAGGAGCAAGCGGCGTAATTCACCCGTTATTGGGAGAAGCCGTAACTCAGTTCCAAGCGCAGGCTTACAAAGAATTATTGCCCGCAGGCGGTCCAGTTAAGACTCAAGTTGTTGGTGCTTACGACTCTACAATAGAAGAACAAGCGCAACGTGTGCGCGAGTTTATGAATTACCAAATCGTACACGTAATGGAAGAGTACGATGAAGATTTAGACCAAATGTTGTTTTATCTACCGTTGGCTGGATCTGCGTTTAAAAAAGTTTACTACGACGAAAACCTACAAAGACCCGTATCTAAGTTTATAGCACCCGAAGATTTAATCGTACCTTACTATACGACTGATTTAGAATCTTGCCCACGTATTACGCATCTTATCAAGATGCCTGAAAACGACGTTAGAAAGCTACAAGCTATTGGTTTTTATAAAAGAACAGATTTGGAGCCTGGTGAGGAGCCAAACAATTATTCCTCTTTGGATACGGAGAAAGAGAAACTAGAGGGTATAGAGCCTGGTGGAGAAAGCGACGAAGTATGCGTTCTTTACGAGGTTCATTGTAACTTAGACCTAGAAGGGTTTGAGGATGTAGATGAAAGCGGTGAAGAGACTGGGGTTAAACTTCCTTACATCGTTACTATAGATTCTACGACTGAAAACATTTTATCTATTAGAAGAAACTTCAACGCTGATGATCCAATGAAGAACAAGATTGAATATTTTGTTCATTTTAAATTCTTACCAGGTCTAGGTTTCTACGGTTTCGGACTGACTCACATGATTGGTGGGTTGTCTAAAGCGTCTACATCTATACTAAGACAATTGATAGATGCGGGTACGCTTTCCAACTTGCCTGCTGGTTTCAAGACTCGAGGCATCCGTATACGTAACGAAGATGAACCCATTCAACCTGGTGAGTTCAGAGACGTAGATGCACCAGCAGGCTCTTTACGTGATGCAATACAACCATTACCGTTCAAAGAACCAAGTGGGACTTTATTATCGTTATTAGGATTATTGGTTCAATCAGGACAGAGATTTGCCTCTATTGCAGAAATAGCTGTAGGTGAAGGAAATTCACAAGCACCAGTAGGCACTACTTTAGCGTTGATGGAAAAATCAACCAAAGTATTGAGTGCAATACATAAGCGTTTGCATAACGCGCAGAAGAAAGAATTTGGGTTGTTATCAGATATCTTTGCTCAAAGTTTACCACCGACTTATCCCTACTTAGTGTCTGGTGGTATGAATGAGGTTAAACAAAGTGATTTTGACGGGCGCATCGACATTTATCCTGTTAGCAACCCAGACATATTTTCTACCAGTCAACGTATAGTTATGGCCCAAGAAATGATGCAGTTGGTTCAATCTAATCCTCAAATACACGGGCCAGGTGGAGTCTACGAGGCTTACAAAAGAATGTACGCTTCATTGGGAGTAGACAACATCGACCAACTGCTTCTTCCACCGCCTCCGTCACAACCTCCACCAATGGAGGCGGGTATGGAAAATAGTACCTTGATGATGGGTGGTACAGCGCAAGCGTTTCCAGAACAAAACCACGATGCACATATTGCAGCACACGTAAGCTTATTAAGTCTTCAACCTGTTCAAACAAACGCGCAGGTACAAGCCAATATTATTTCACATTGTATGCAGCACTTGCAGATGAAAGCAGACATAATTGCTCAACAGCAAATGCCACCTGACGCTATGCAACAGTTCCAACAGTTGCAACAACAAGCGCAACAAGCGTCACCTGTTGAAGCGCAACAAATGCAAGCGCAAGCTCAAAGTATATTGGCTCAGTTTAGTGCGCCAATCATGTCAGAGTTGGTTATACAGTTCTCGCAACAGATTGGTACACCTCAAGAAGAGGATCCTTTAGTAACCATCAGAAAGCAAGAACTTGCACTTAAAGGTCAGCAACTTAATCAAGAACAACAACAGTTCGCTCAAAAAGAAGAACAACGCGCTATGGATCAAATGCGTCAAGATCAGATTGATCGCGAACGTATAGAAGCCCAACGTGATATCGCAGAAATGAAGGACGATACGACGAGGGATAGACTTGACCAACAAAAGGAACTAAAATTAATTGATCTTGGATTAAAACAACTATAAATATGATTAAAGTTACAAAAGTAAACGAACAGAAAACGCCTAAAGTTTTAGACGGCAAACAGTCTTATTCCAACAAAGGTACTTTGCAAACTAAAAAAGCAAAGTCTTTTGATGCCAGCACCACACCAAAACCAGGTATGGGTAAAGGCAAGGCAAGAGGAATGGGTGCGGCTGAATTTGGTGGTAAATTTTCTGGAATTTATTAGTGGATATTGTTTGGCTTATAGAACATCTTCAAAAGCTTCTTAAAGAAAAAAAAGACGCTTTAGAAGATTTAATTTTGAACGGAGCCAAAGACTTCCAAGAATACAATTATCTACGTGGTCGTCACAACGCTATCGAAGACGTAGAGCAAGAAATTAAAGCGTTGCTAGAAAGGAGTATAGAAAACGATGAAAGAGGTACTGGTACCTGATCATATCGCAAGAGAGGTTGAAGCTGAAAAGCAACAGCCAGAAGAAGACAAGTCAGAATTAGATCAAGCATACGTCAAATCAGATGACCGTGTGTTAGATCCAAGTCTATTAGATAAATCCTACTTAGAACGTATGCCTCAACCGACAGGTTGGAGGTTACTAATATTACCCTATAAAGGTAAGGCAGTAACGAAAGGCGGTATTGTTTTAGCAAAGGAAACCGTCGAAAGAGAATCACTAGCTACTGTGGTGGCCTACGTAGTAAAGATGGGACCTCTTTGTTATGCCGATCAGAATAAATTTGGCGATACCCCTTGGTGCCAAGAAAAAGAATGGGTATTAATTGGTAGATATGCAGGAGCTAGGTTTAAGCTTGGCGACGATGCAGAGTGCCGTATTATTAACGATGACGAAGTCATTGCAACAATAGAAGACCCTGACGATATCGTTAGTGTCTAAACATGAGAGGAAATCATGCAAGAAAATGAAGCGATACAGACTGAGGAAGAACAAGAGCCTACCGAAGTCGTAGAACTAGATGAAGTTGAGCAAGATTCTGAATCTGAACAGCTAGAAGCTCCTATCGAAGATGTCTCTGTAGAGGAAACAAAAGTTGATCAGGAACAAGACGAGCTAGAAGATTATTCTAAAAATGTTCAGAAAAGAATCAAAACCTTAACTAAAAAAATGCGCGAACAAGAACGCGCAGCTCAATCAGCATACGAGTACGCAAAAAACCTACAGGCAGAGAATCAAGTCCTGAAGCAAAATACGTCTCAATACGCTGAAAATTACCAATCTGAAGCTGAAAACAGATTAAAAGCCCAAAGAGCGCAAGCTAACGCGGTTTTAAAATCTGCTTATC